TGTGAAAGACCTCGCTTGGGGTTTTAATCTCAAGAAAGCCAGTAAACATTGGCTTGACTACACCCAAACTACCTTTGAAGAAGTAATGAATGGCCGAGGCCACATGGGGCAGTTAACAGGGGAGGAGGTTGTAAAGTATGGTGCTGATGATGCTATAACCTGTGTAGGTATTTACCATGAAGTCATGGCATGGTTGATGACTGAAAACCCGAAAGCAATTAAAACCTACTTCGAGCAAGAGAACCCTTGCTGTTGGGTTTATGCTGAAATGAACGCAACAGGTATGCGTGTTGATGTTGAGGCGATTTACAAGGCTCGTGAGGAGCAACGTCTTGAGTATGCAAAAGCCCTGCGGAAGATGAAAGCTATACTGGCTACAGGGTTGAAGTCTGTTTGGACAGGTGAACCGAGTCAACAACTCGTTAAATATGAAAAGTGGTATGCTAATGGTCGTGACCGTTATCTCGGCCTAATTAAACAATTTGCTGAGTTACCTGATAACTTATCAGATTATGATTTAGTGAATTATGGTGTACGGTCACCCGTGGGTAAGGGGTGGAGTGGAGAAGAAGCCAACGCGGTTAACCTGTCCCACTATATGCCTATGCGCGTTATCTTGTTTGAAATCTTCGGCCTAAAGGCAATGGTTGAAGCTAAAAAGGTGCAGTCTGACGGTGAAGCGAGGGACAAGTTACGGGCGAAAGCTTTGGAATCGGGTAACGAGTTAGTTGTACAGTTGATGGATTGTTATAAGGTGTTAGGGGATATTGACCAGTGTTTGAAGTTGTATATCAATAATTACACCAAGATGGTTGACCCTGATACAGGTCGAATGTACCCAACTATTAGTTCTATTTTAGATACCCGTAGAACCTCAATGAGTAACCCCAACGCGCAGCAGCTTACAAAGTTCGGCAGTAGTAAGTTTGTTCGCTCATTCTTTTTACCTGATGATGATAATTCTGTAATCCTAGCACCTGATTTTAGTGCCATCGAGTTAGTTATCCTTGCAGGTTATAGCAACGATACGGGCTTTGTTGATGCTTACGGCCAACGTCCACACAAAGACCTGCACACGCGAACGGCAGCTATCATGGTTGAGGAGACCCTCGCTGAGTTCTTAAAACGGCAAGATAAAAAGCAGATTAGAACCGAGATTGGGAAGCCAAGTAACTTTGGGTACTGGTACTCAGGGAGTCTAAACAGCGTTGGCGTTAAACTAGGTTGGGACAGAGACAAGATTCAACGTATGGGTGAGATTTACCGTGAAGGGTATGCTGAGGCCGAAGAGTGGCGTTTGGCAACTATTCAAGAGGGTAAGGCTAAGGGTTATGTTGAACTACCTGACGGTTTACGCCGTTACCGTTTTGAAGCAACCCCAATGTGGGCTACAGTGATGCAGCAAAAGTTTGATAAGTTAGGTGTCAGTGAGTTTGGTAAAAAATGTATTCGTAGAATCCAAACACGCGCTGGTAATCAAATGGTTAATGCTATGATTCAAGGTTTATGTGCCACCTATGCCAAGCGTAAAATGTATAGGGCAATGTTTAAAGACCTACCCCGAATGGGTTTACGTGCTCGGCCTATGTTTCTTTGCCATGATGAGTTGCCGACTTCCGTTCACCGTGATGATGTAATGAAGATTAAAGATTACCTTTACGAGTTGATGATTGATGGTGAAGGTATCTTTGATAATGTGATGATTGACAGCTCTATGGCGATGGGGCGAAATTACTTAGCTTTTAATGCTGAAAAGAACCCTAAAGGCTTGGTAGAGCTAATGGAAATTGACAAGAATCTGCCTTGTATTCCTGAGAACCGATGGGGTGGTAAAGCTACTGATGAAGAAACAAGCTCAATCCTTGGTTATCTTTTCAGTTAAGGTTACAATTTTCAACACTTAAAGAGTACCGTGATGGGGAAACTTTGAGTTATCATTAAACGATGAAGAAACCGTTTTTCTAAGCTTGTTGGGTTTTCGTTTAGACCCTCCATCACCAAGCAAAAGGAAAGCGGTTTTTTCATTTCTGAGATTTGAAGATTATGAAAGATTTAATTAGTGTTGAACAAACTATGTCTAGTCGAGATTTACTGGATGTAATCAATCTAGCCCGTATTGAAAGCGGGGAGCCAGAAGTTCGACTCAACAAGTTCAATGAAAAAATTGAGGATGAGCTTGAAGGAGACCACTACACTTTTAGTGTAGTGCAAAATTTAAACAATACTGAGTCTAAGATTTACCAATTAACTGCTGACCAATGTATGCTCTTAACTATGAGGGAGTCGAAAAAGGTTCGGCGTACAGTTTTAGGTAAATTAAAAACTTTGAGACCTATTGAGAATCAAAAAGACATAGCCGTTCTTGCTCAACCTGTTTTTGAGGCTGCCTTCTCCTACGCCAAACTCTTTAATCTTGAAGGTAATCAAGCCCTGCTTGCAGCCGACAAAGCAACTGCAAGACACACTGGCTTCTCCCCAATGAAGTTCTTGCAAATTGAACTCAAAAATGAAAACCAAACAATTAACCTAACCCCTACTGAAGTAGGTAAACAACTAAACCCTGTTTTAAGTGCTGTTGCCACTAACAAACGCTTAGAGGTTTTAGGTTATCAAGAGAAGTTAGGCTCTGCATGGGTTCCAACGGAGAAAGGTAAACCTTACGCAGTGTTCCTAGACACGGGTAAGAGACATTCCGACGGTACACCCATCACCCAACTAAAATGGTTATCCTCAATCATTAAACACCTCCTATAACTTGTGATAAACTAACCCTAAACTTGTTTTCATTTTTAGGGTTAGTTTTATGTCCTTTTCCAACTTTGCCAAAGCCACCATGTTAACTCAGCTTCTACTGGTAACTAGAGCAGGGGACGGCACTCACCGTGTTAAGTTGGGCAGCAATGGCACAATTATCCCCGAGGCGGGTGTATTAAGCATTGCCTTAAAGGTTTATGGTCACAATCCTCCCGTTATCACTAACACCTCTACTGCTCAGTGGACTGCCGCAACTACGTGGGCGACACCGATTACCGATGTTTACATTGTGAACGCTAACTCCGAAGATGTTTTACTTACAGGTAAGTTAGACACCCCTTACCCAATGCCTATAGGTACCATCTTTGAGGTACCAACATTAAGCTGGGAGGCTTCCCTTGTCTAATCTCAGTTTTAGCTCTATTGCCACAGGTCATGTGCGTTTAAACCCATTACAGCACTTAGCTCTCAGCTTAGGTGAAGTGGAAACCGAGTATCAAGAATTTGCAGGGGATGTAAAACTAGGTAACGCTTATGCCAGTTATTTAGAAAATACCTATCCTAGCCTACGTTCATTTACGTTGAACATTCCTGTGCTTCGTTACTACTTTAAGGGAAATGGGGACATTGACCTACTAAATGAAAAGAGTACCAACATTGCTTGGGTAGAGTGGATGTATAACATCCATAAACTTGACCGACACTTTTTATTTAGTCACCCCATCTATGGCGATGTGAAGGTTAGGTTTGCAGAGCCTTTTAAGGTACCCAAAGGCAAAGCAGGTGGCCAAGCGTGTGTCGAAGGTTTAGAACTAAAACTGATTGAAATACCAAGCAGTAATTTACTCATAAACTTTACACCAAGAACCTTAACCGAGCATGACTTTAACTTCCCATACCACCTAATCCAAACGGATTACCAAGAAGAAGGTACCACGGCTATTCTCGGTGGTAATTACACCTACGCGGTGCGCGGTGCCAAGCCTGAGCAAAGAATCTTTACGTTATACTTTAGAGGTTTAAAGTATAATGAAAACATAATGGGTGACATTGATACTTCTGTGGACCCTGAACTAAATATGGGTTTACTAGAACAATTCTACACCCAGTTTAAGCTGTGGAAACCCTTTTATTACCTACACCCTGTCTACGGCAGGTTACGGGTGCGGTTTAACAAAAGCTTAAAAATACCTAAAATAATCCCTAACTCAACAGGTTGGGTGAGTGATTTTCAACTTGAGTTAATTGAGGAAGTAGAAGATGCTAAACGCTACTACTAACACGAGAAACCAAAATCAAAATATTGAGTTAATTGAGGAAGTAGAAGATGCTAAACGGTACTACTAATACGGGGCACCAAGCCGAGGCAACGTCATTAAGACCTAAACCGTATGTTGAACTTTTCAAGTTAACGATAAACCGTGACCTGAATATCGTGCTTTATCTCACAGAACACCCAACTGTTGTTTGGAATGGAAAGACTTGGGAAAACTTCCCGCTAACCTTTAGTGGTTATAATGTGCAGACAACAGGGGAGCAGAGTCGTCCTAAGCTCCAGTTAGCAAACCCCTATGGTACTTTTAGCAGCTACATTGCCAAAAATGTTTTAAAGAAGGCAACACTTGAACGCTTTATGGTGCTGCGTAGCGACTTACTTGAGGGCAATGTAAACTACTTACGAAACAAATGGGTCGTAAACCGTGTCCTAAATCTCACAAGGGAAACAGTCGCTTTTGAGTTAAGAAGCATTTTTGACGGTGTACGGTACACCCTACCTGCTAGACAATTTATAGCCCCCGAGTTTCCAGTCACAAGTTTAGGTTAACCTTATGAACTTAATTCCCTTGTTAAATAAACCTTACCGTGATGGTGCCGATGATTGCTACGGCCTAGCTCGTGAATACTATGAAGAAGAGTACGGCCTAAGTTTAAGAAACTATGCTAGGCCAATTGGGTTTGACCAAGCAGGTATCCCTTTGCTTGACCAATACTTTGGTGCAGAAGGTTTTGAAACAATTAACCCTACCAGTATCATCAATCTCGAACGCGGAGACGGTTTACTGTTTAACCTATTTAGGGGTAAGGTAGCCAATCATGTAGGAGTCTACATTGGCAACGGGTACTTTATTCACCATTTGTATCAAAAAGTTTCAAGCTGTGACCGCCTAGATGCACGTTGGTATAATCGCATCTCTCGCACAGTGCGCCATCCTGATGTCACTGCTCGAAATGAAAGTCGAATGACTAAGATGAGTATTTTAGAAGCTCTACCCCCACACTTGAGAGGACAGCAAGATGGAAGTAATTAAAAACCTGCTGAGCCAATGGCATCCATTAACCGAGAAGTGTGGGTACATAACTTTAGAAGACGAGGTAGTTGAACTTGCAAATGTTCACACCGACCCTAAGCATGGTTTCCAGTTAGAGGAAATACCTGAAAAGGCTGTCGCCTTGTGGCACACTCACCCCTCAGGTTGCTCTAACCTATCCGTGGAAGATTATCACTTATTTAAAAGTTACCCTAAGTTACTGCACGTTATTGTAGGTTATGATGCTGTTTCCTATTACTTTGTAGACGCTGACGGTGCCCTGTTGCGGAGAGAACCTGATGACAAATTTTGATAGCAGGACAAATTTTGATAGCAGGACAAGTTTCGAGGTTATTCTTCTAGGTTACCTAAAAAACTTTCATAAAGAACCTATCACAATTATGGCTTCCACAGCGCGAGAAGCATTGAGCATTTTACAAAATTACCTGCCTAAGGGTGCTAAACACGTTGTCGATATTGCCGAGATTCGTTGTGTTGATGACCTTGATATTGTAAACCCTGAAGTGAATACACTAACCATTAAACCCACGGTTATGGGCGCAGGGGGCGGAGGTAAAAAGTCAGCAGGTATTCAAATAGGTATAGGCATTTTACTGTTTATGGTAGCAGGACCTTTAGCCTCCTCAACTTTTGCTAAAGCTATTGGTCTGTCAAAAGGTGCAATTATCTTAACAGGTGCTCAGTTAGTTTTAGGCGGTGCCCTGCAACTTTTACAGAAGACACCTAAAGCTGACCCGACTTCAGGTGATAAGAAAAGCCGCTTTATTAACGGTAAGGCGAACACCATTGAGGAAGGTACACCTATCCCTATTATTTACGGTTTACAAAAAGTCTACGGGCAGATACTCTCGTTTGACATTGACTCTGAGGAGTATGACCCATCTTGAAAAACTTAAAACCAACGTCTCAACAGCTCGTACCCTATAAAGGCGCAGGGGGTAAACAACCTCAGCAACCCACTAATACGATAGACAATCTGTTTTCACGAGACAAGGTTGAAGTGCTATTAGGTATTGGCGAGGGACCCATCTTTGGCCTACAAGATGGTTTAAAAAGTTTCTTCGTGGGAGACGTTCCTCTACATAACCCTGACGGAAGCTCCAATTTTAGCGACCTTTCTTTAGTGGAGTTACAGGGAGAAGCCACGCCTAAAACTGTAACCTTTAATCTTGGCGGTGAAAGCCACAGCACCGATGTTGGAACTAACGTAACCAAAAAGACACCTGTCATTCGCTACACCCCTGCTAATATGCGTGGGCGGTTTAACCGTATAGATATTCGTATCAACGTAGCACAACTATATGCTGAGTCAGGCGGTGGAGTTTTACCTAACACAGCTAAGTTCCGTGTTGAATATAAAGCGTCACAGGGTTTCACGTGGAACATAGTCACTACCACGGTTGCGTACCCTAGCGGTTTACCTTTAGTGGCTACCACTGCTGATAAAGAGCTAAAGGTGGCTAGTCAGGTGGATACACTAAATGGTTATGAGTTAAAGGGTAAAACAAACTCAGGCTTCGTTTTAGACTTCTCTGTTCCCGTATCTACATTAGCTGATGACGATTACATGATACGGATAACTAAGTTTAATCCTGACATTGACCCTTCAGCGACTGAGAAAATCGCAGCCGAGATTGTTTTTGACAGCTTTCAATTAGTTAATCAATCCATCCGTACTTTCTCAAACACCGCTATGGTTAAAGTGTCAGGGACAGCCAGTGACCAATTTAATTCTATTCCACAATTCAGTGGTATCTATAAAGGTTTACTAACCTTTGTCCCTAGTAACTATGTTCCTGAAGCCTTAGGCATTGCTAACTCTTACCCCGTACCTTGGAACGGTGGCTTGACCAAAAAGTGGCACACGAACCCTGCATGGGTTCTGTACAACCTATTGGTTAATACCCGCTACGGCTTGGCCAAGTATGTGAACGATTTAAGCTTTAACCTACAAGACTTTTATGAAGCAGGTGTCTTTTGTGATGAGGTTGTAGCAAGTTTAACAAACAATGCAACCGAGAAACGGTACACCATGAACTTGACTATCGCTGAGAATCAGACGGGGTGGGATTACTTACAAAACATTGCAGGAGCATTTGACGGTGTTTTGTTTGATGACGGAGAAGGTGTTGTTCGATTGAAGGTCGATAAATGGGTTGAGCCACGAGTGCTGTTTACACCTGAAACCATCAATGCTGAAGGGTTCAACTATAGTTACACTGATTTAACAACACGCTATAACCAAATCACAGTTAGCTTTACCAATCCTGAGAGAGGCTGGGAGCAATCGCGTAGAAAATACCCTGATGACATAGCTATTTTAAGTGACCCTTACTACTTAGATAACGGCTTAGTGCCTTTTGATATGGTTGCGGTAGGTTGTACAAATGAGAGTGAGGCTATTCGCCGCGCAAAGGCGCGTATCTTGACATCAAACAATGAGACAACCATTGTAAACTTTACAACGACAAGATTAGGGGTTGTCTTAGACCCGTTAGAGATTATCTACCTCTCAGACCCTATTATGGGGTGGGGTTTTACAGGTCGTGTTGAGTCAATCAATGACTTGCAGATTCGTTTGCGGGACCCGTTAAACGTGTCAGGGTACCCCTTAACAGTCGAGATAACCTTACAACACACCTTAGGTTTAGTTACTCATGCTGCCGAGTTAATTGACCCTCACACATTAAACGTGATAAGTGACACGATTAGTTTTTTACAAACTGATTTTCCTGAGAATGCACAGTTTAGCATTAAGGTTGATGAGTTAGGATTAGTCAGCCCCAAGCCTTTCCGTATCACATCCATTGAACCGTTAGACGGTTATGATTTATTTCGCATCACAGCTTTAGAAGTGTACAAACCAAAGTATGATGCAACAGGGAATGAAGATGACCCTGTAGTGCTTATCGACAAAGACACCGTTGATTTAAACTTGCGCGATTACTTCTTAAACAAGGCAAACTTCTCAGCCCAAAGAACCTATAATAATGTGACTTTCGTTATTGACGGCACAGTTGAACAGGCACAAGGTTCTTTTTTACTGATTACATCCACTGATGTAAACCAGTATGCTCTAACTATTGGGGATTGGAGTAGCTTATTACCTGTAGGTAAACCTAAAATCATTATAAAAGGTGCGGTCAGGGTTTACGGTAAGGGAGGTAAAGGCGGTGACGGGGGAGGTTTAATCCCTGTCGTAGACAACTACAACTATTTTTATCAAATAGGGCCTGACTACGGGGACTTTGGGGACGCAACTGCTGCAAAAGGTAAGGCAGGGTCAAACGGAGGTGATGCTGCGTACCTAGATTACCCGATAGAGGTAGAGGTAGAGACAGGTGCAACACTAAATTGGTTCGGAGGGTATGGGGGAGGGTACGGGGGGGACGGCTGCTTAGTAAGCGTACCTGTTTGGGAGGTGGTTCAGGGTGCTACAGCTAATCAGGACATATCTGTATTTAGACTGCAAGGGGCAGGAGGTTCGGGAGGCTACCCTTATGGGGAGGCAGGAGGCTCAGGAGCAACATCACCCCCTGCAACCTTCGGAGTCCCTGCGGGCAACGCAGGGACTAAGACAGCTTCAGGAGCAGCCGTAGCTGTTAACTCACCTTACCGAGTAGCTCAAACTCAAATGTACGTTACTCATGGACAAGGGGCAGCAGGTTTACCTGACCTAACTGTAGTAAACCCAGTCCCGTATTTCAACCCTCACGATGGACAACCTCGGCACAACCTTGTAACAAGCACTGGCTCCCGTGTCAACGGCACCCAAGGCACTGGTATCATCAACCGAGCTAATTTGACGTTAACCGTGAATGGTTTCGCCATGATAAACTCTGATTTATATGGAAACGAAGTTTTCCCTTAACTTTTTGGAAGCAAGATTATGACTCTCATGTCAGGAAAAGTGTACAGCGACTTCGGTGTACCGAGTAACGCAATCGGTGAACAAGGTGACATCTTCATGCAGCTTGATGGGTTAAAGATTACCTATCGAAAAGAGGGTGTAGCTTGGACACCTATTGGTAATCAACTAGGCACAATCCCTGAGTTCTTACAAGGTAATGGGACACCTAGTAACATTTTAGGCGAAGACGGGCAGTATTACCGTGATGTGACAACTCAGGCGATTTATCAAAAGTCGGCAGGTGTTTGGAACAACATTGGTTCTTGGCCATCCCTACAAGGAAATCAAGTTTTAGACCAAGGTGGTGTAGGTAAGGATTTAGGTACCGCTCCGAATGCTATATCCACAGGGGACTTGAATACAATTATTAAGGTAGGGGAGTATTCTTTTGCTTCAACTTTAACTAACGCCCCCCTTAGGGAAGTGAATTCCAGCTATACAAACTATGGGGGATTATTAAAGGTTTGGAGAAAAGACACTACAAACATTTACCAGTTTGTTGAAACAACCAATGGGTTGCTAACTTCACGTTCCACCACTGACGGAGGCACTACTTGGACGGACTGGGTTTTCTCCGCGAATGAGGAAGGAAATGCTGGTATTCAGTTTAAGGTTTTAAACGCTGGATTAGATGAGGAAGCCACTAACTTAGGGCAAGTAAAAACATTAATCGAGCATTACTACAGTTCCATTGAAGGTGGAAATGTAAACAATGGTACGTTGGAGTTAAAAAATAATCGAGGGGGTCTTGCCCTAACACAGTTTAAGTTTAACTACTACGTTGGTGGCTCTACAAGTGTCACAATAAGTATTTTCCCTTATGCCTACCCTCAACCTTCATTTTGCAACGGGGTATGGCTCTCAAAAGTAGGGTCAGGAGCAGTGCCGACCCTAACAAATGTTACAGCCACAGAGTTTACGGTTAGTAACCCATCGGGGGAGGGTTTTTACTGGATTGCTTTAATAGATTTTAATAGCCCACTGACTCTACTCTAAGTTTAATTTTTACAAAAAAAACTATAAACTTGTTACACTAAGCTCTGAATTTAACCCTCAGAGCTTAACTCATGTCTACTGAACCTGCATCAATTTGTCTTAGTGCTAAGCACTCTGCTTTACTAGCGGGTTTTTTCGGTAGTTTAGTGGCACTTACCTTTATAAAAGAATTGACGAGAGTGCAAATGTTAATGGCTCTCTTAACAGGCTTACTTACCTCCGCTTACTTAACCCCTTTGGTTATGTTCTATTTTAAAATAACACCTGAAATAAATGATGGTATGGCCTTTATTGTGGGTTTGGTCGCTATGCAGGATGTCCCCGCTATCATAGCTATCGCTGAGATTGTTAGAAAAAATCCCTTGGAGCTTTTAAAGCGAATCCTCCCTAAATAAACAGGTGTCAGATGATGCTAACCACCATACTTACCTTCGTTAACTTATTTGCAGCAGCCATAATTATGCTTCAAAGCTTATGTGTGATGAATAAAATGAATCCACATACAGCTCACAGTTTGAGAATGGCTTATCTTTTCATCGGTTTAGGGGCTTTTTACACCTTTCTAAACCCACAGGTTACAACCCTCCCCCCGTTTATGATGAACTTGTCAATGGCATATTTGTTGTTTATTCATAAACCAAAACAGTTTATACTAAAGACAAACGTCCACAGCTTTATGGTGCAAAAACATGGCTAACTTATGGCTTACAGGTGCAGGTGAACCTACTCTCGGAACTGGTGAGCAAGGGGACTATTATCGTGATACGGTAACTAACCTTGTGTATTATCGTGAGAACCCAACAACTTGGGCTGAGGTTCCTGCTTTTACACCTTCACCCGATGGTGTGGGTACTACATGGTTATACGGCACTGGTGCCCCGTTAAACGGGTTAGGTAGCAACGGTAACTATTACTTCGACAATGATGTAAACACAGTTTACTTCAAAGTATTAGGTGCTTGGGAAGCGAAAGGCTCTTTAGACTTCATTGGTGTCTACGGTGTGCAATGGGGTAATGGTACAGGCGCACCTGCTAATATCCCCCCCTTAAACAACCTACCCGCTGGCTCGTTTTATTTAGACGTGGCTACTTCCGACATTTATTACAAAAACCCAAGCTTAGTTTGGGAAGCAAAAGGTCAATTAGGTCTCGGCAGTACAGGGCTTGATGCAATTGCAACAGCGGCAGACCGAGTACAGACAGGGTTGGACAGGGTAGCAACAGCAGCCGATTCGGTAGCAACAGCAGCCGATTCGGTAGCAACAGCAGCCGATGCAGTAGCAACAACAGCAGATAGAGTACAGACGGGCTTAGATAGGGTACAAACAACAGCAGACGCAGCAACAACAATAGCCGCAAGAGATGCAGCACTGGCTATTACTATCAATAGCGCGTATGTTGACTTCACAACTCAAGCCAACGGTGCGCCCCTATCTGTCTTAGATACAGGGCAAGCAGTAGACTACACATTCAACGCGTCAGGTCGTGCGCCCACAATTAGTGGAGGTCGCTTAATTGTAAACAATCAAGCAGGGGCAGGGTCGGGCAGTCTAGCAGACTATTATCAATGTAATCTAAATGCGCCTATTGTCAGGGTGGGTGCTGAGTGGACACAGCCTTCAGGTGCAGATGATGGTAACGGTAATGCGACAATCGTGGCATGGGATAGCATCTACGAGGGCGGAGGAACTACAGTTGCGCGTTCGTGGTTTCACATGTCAATCGTCCCAGGCACAGGCGCAATTGGCACAGCAAAATGGTCCACGGGTGACGGGGCAGGAAATTTACTAAATGTAAAATCTCAAACTTTCACGAATCCACCTGCGGATGGCGTGACGGTGTGGCGTTGTGAAGGCGTACTTGATAAAGAAGCAGGAATAGCATTTGCTTGGTTGCCAGATGGCTCAATTATGCGTTTAACTGATGCAGAAATAGCAGCGTTTTGTATAGCAGTTTCTAAGCCAATTCAATCGTTGAAAAACTTAGATTCTAAAGTGATGGTTATTGAGCATTTTTGTTTAACTGGAGCAAATACAGCAAGTTTCGCGGGGTTTAAAAATGTGTATGCTGAAACAGCATCACCACAATTTAAGCTACGCAGCGATTCGCCTTTAAATTTAGCTTATAAAGCATGGGTATTAAAAGCACTTGTACCGCCTATTCCTGTGGGTGTGTCTTATGCACCAACTACGCCTGAATCAATAGTAACAACAACAAGCGCAGCAAATATTAACTCGACAAGCGGCAAATTTTCATGTACTGCGGGGCCGAGTGGAATTGTTATCGTAGTGGCCTCGGCATATTACGAGTGGAGTGCTACTGATACGCTATTTTGGCGTTTAGCAGGTACAGTCAACACAACGACACGAGCCGCAGAAGTAGGCGTAAGCGGTCAAAAACGTGTAGTAACACAAACTATTATTGTCTCAGGTTTAACGCCAGGGGCGACAATCACAGAGACTTTACAGCATTGGACAGTTTCAAACGGTTCTGCTACATGCAAAATTGGGGGCGTTAGTAGTACGATATTGCCCGCTTTAACTTTGTTAGCAATCCCTGCTTAATTAAAACGAGGTTGGGTGTAAATAATGCGTATAAAACTAGCAACACCACTCATCGGCGAGTTTCCACGCTACGCAAACGTGAAACTCCCCGACAATGCCTACATACGAGAGTTAAGAATCAGAAAACAAGCAATGTACTTAGCAGACTTCACCCCGCCAACAGCTCCATTTACCTATTAAAGAGGCTTGCAAATGACTGTTTTCGACAAAGCTTTTGAACACACTGTTGGTAAAGAAGGCGGATATTCCAACCACCCCAGTGATAGAGGCGGTGAGACCATGTGGGGTATTACTATCGGTGTGGCTAGAGCAAGTGGGTACTCAGGAGCAATGCGAAGTATGTCCCTCGTGGAGGCTAGAAATATTTATAAGAAAAAGTATTGGGATAAATGCAATTTAGATGAGATTGCCAAGATGTCAGAGCCTGTTGCAGCCAAGTTATTTGATATTGCTGTTAACATGGGTGTTGCTAGGGCAGGTTTATTCTTACAAACTGCGTTAAATGCCTTCAACCAACAGGAAAAACTCTATAATGACATCATAGAAGATGGTGACATTGGGCGAGGCACCCTTGCGGCTTTGCACAGCTTTTACGCAAAACGTGGAGTTTTAAGTGGGGTAGTTTTGTTAAAAGCGTTAAACTGTTTACAGGGTGCTTTCTACATCGACATCTCCCGTAACCGTAAAGCTAATGAAGACTTTACTTACGGGTGGTTTGCTAACCGTATTGATTAAGAGGTGGCTATGTGGGGAACTTTAATACCTGTTGTTGGTTCACTACTAGATAAACTAATCCCAGACCCTAAAATGGCTGCCGAAGCTAAACTAAAAGCTGTTGAGTTAGCTCAAACAGGCGAATTAGCTCATTTAGATGCTGAAGTACGCCTAGCTTTAGGGCAGATAGAAGTTAATAAGGTTGAAGCAGGTACAGATTTATTTAGAGGTGGTTGGCGGCCATTTGTCGGTTGGATATGTGCATTAGGTTTAGGCATACAGTTTATTATTGCGCCTTTTTTTACTTTTTTTGGCAATGCGCCTTTTCCGCAACTTGATATGTCAACCTTAATGACGCTTTTGTTTGGTATGTTAGGTTTGGGTACATTGCGGACACAAGAAAAAATAAACGGTATTAAGTAAAACCCCGTAATTGGGGTTTTGTGGATTGTCTTACATGATTATGCGTCACTTTTGACGTAAAAAACTACGTCAATTAGGACGCATAATCTGTGTTAGACAACTAATCCCACGGCACAACTAAACATTGCTTTTTTCAGTGCGCTAGGTGTAACAAGCCGTCCTTTTTTGTTTAGCGGCATTTCGTAACCACCACTAACTAAAGTTTTTGTTATTTTGGTAGGCTGTTGATTATGGGCAAAGCTATCGTGATGTAAATTCCCATCACCATCACGCCAAGAAAAAACACGACAAATTCTAATCTTGCCAGTTTTGTTATTTCTAAAAGCAATGGGTTCAACATAGTAAAGCCTATTGTCTAACTCAGCATTTAAGTCCGATGCAACCCCATTCGGTTGCTGTGTTTTTTCTACTGTCATATAATCACCATTGCTAATCAAAAATTGTTGTGGGCTGCACGGCTTAATGCAGTTGTTAGACCTTAGTTAGCAAGTCCAACTCGAATGGGTCAACACCACCAAAAACGGAGGGAGGCTCAGGTAATTGCATCCAATGGGTAATTTTTTCTAGCTTGTCTCTATGTACATCAATCCAATACGGGGCAGGCGTTTTAATGTATTTGCCTAACGTGTTGTAATGCTTACCATCAAAAACATACGAAACCAAAACCCACGCACTGCCATATACACTGTCAATCCCAGTTTCAGGCAGCTGTATATTTACATCAATCCAGTTCATCTTAACCACCTCTACGGTCTAACATCACAATCAAGCGGAACGCACCCCAGCCGATTACTGTATGCGTCTAATCTGCTTCAAAAATAAGAGACCATTTTAAAACGTAATCGTGTATATCTTCACCGCGTATTTCATCTTCAAAACTTGCACCATTCCACGTTACAGCAGCATAACCAATATCACACCATTCTGGGCAATAAACCAATAATGCTCTATTGCGCGGTGGCTTTTTAGCATTTGCCACATAATCAAACCATTCAATCATAATCTCACCTCATTAAATTAAAAACGCATAACTCAGCATTTAACGTGGACATAACCCCAGCCACTTACTACGCAAATTATCTTTTGTTGTGGGGTCACGCCTTATTGCAATAGTTAAAAGCACTGCTTGACCACAGGCTTAGACTCTGTTCGCTTAGCCTCTGCATAGTCGCCCTGACCTGCACAGCCCATCATTACAAATAAAATCAACAAAAAAATACCAAAATGTTTGTCATTAAGCGCATTCATTTTCATACTCCTTCATATCTTGCGCTTTGTTTTCAAGCGCGTGATTTTCGTTATACAAGCGCGTTATTTCGCACGCCTGCTTTTTAATAATAAACTCTTTACGCTTGCGGTCTTCTATCATCTCGCCAAGCGTTAAGATTAAAACCGCAGCCAATC